ACAAGGTTGGATACAGCGAAGGAGGCGGATTTAACACGCAGTGCTACGCCTACAAGAGCAAGGAGACTGGAGAGATTCATATGATGACCGACTGGATCTTTGTAGAGGAGGTTGAACAGCCTAAACTAAAGAGCGCTGTAATCGAGCTTATAGAGACCGAGAAGGTGCTGAACAGATTTGGTCGTGTCTGGTGTGACTCTCAGTACCTAAACGAGCGTGGCGTTAAGAAGGGTGACATCGTGTTCTTTGAGAAGAATGCTGACTACGAGATGGATGTAGACGGCAAGAAGGTCTGGAGAATGATGTTTGAACATTTAATATTTATTGCAGATGAAAACTACCTCGAAGTTTACGACCGTTGATGCGGCAAAGAGGCTGTTGACATCTATGGAGGAGGCCATTGACGGCCTGATTGAAGAGATTCGCAAACCTGTAGACCAGGAACTAACTGGCTCTGCACGTAAGGCTGAGCTGTCTGCAATCAAGCAGTCGGTCATAGACGCACGTGAACTTATCCAGGAGCGTCAGAAACTTGAGGAGTTGATTCGCTCTCTATCCGAGAACGAGGAACAGCTTGAGCAGCGTGACTTCCGTGGAGGCTTCGCTGAAAAGATGGCTAAGTAATGGCTGGCCTGGATGTAGTCACAAGGATGGTTGATGGTGCCCAGCAGACGGACACCGTAATCAAGATATGCCCCAACAATACCGAGGGGGAGATAATTGAACTATCTGGACTTTTAATCCAGTTACCACAACAGCCTAAGAGTGAGGACATTCTGTTCTCAAAAATGCCAAAGAAGGACCAGTACTGGCAACATATAGAACTGCCTAAGGAACTGATGTCCATCAAGTCTATGGACGACTGGTACGAGACTCCACGTGAGTTTCAGTCCAAGTTCCGTCCATACATCGAACTTGAGTTTGAACGTAGGAAGAACGGAGCGTGGTTTATGAACAATGGTGTGCCTACGTACATTACTGGGCACCACTATATGTTCTTGCAGTGGAGCAAGATTGACATCGGCTACCCTATGTACCTTGAGTTCCAGCGTAGGCTGTTCTTACACTACGAAGCCTGTAAGGTAGACCCACGCAGTATGGGACAGGTATACGTCAAGTGTAGACGTTCTGGGTACACAAATATGGCGAGTGGCATCATCGCAGACGAGGGAACTCGTGTGAAGGATAAGCTGTTGGGTATTATGAGCAAGACAGGTACGGACGCACAGGAGGCAGTCTTTATGTCCAAGGTGATACCTATCTTCCGCTCATACCCATTCTTCTTTAAGCCTATCCAGGACGGTACCACGAACCCACGTGTAGAATTAGCATTCAGGGAGCCCGCTAAGCGCATTACGAAGGCAAATAAGACATCAAGTCGTGGCGAGGCACTGGATACCATCATCAACTGGAAGAACACTACAAACAACGCATATGACGGCTCTAAGACACACATTCTATTTCTTGACGAGGCTGGTAAATGGATTAAGCCTACAGACATTCGTGAGTCTTGGCGCATTCATAGAACCTGCCTGCTCGTTGGTCGCAAGATCATTGGAAAGGCTCTTGTCGGCTCAACTGTAAATCCACTTGACCAAGGTGGTCGTCAGTACCGAGACCTGTACTACAACTCTGACCCACTGGATCGCAACGATAACGACAGAACTAAGTCTGGTTTGTACAGAATATTCATACCATCATACGAGGCTCTGGAAGGGTTCTTCGACAGGTACGGAAATCCAATTGTTGAAGACCCAGAGAAGCCTGTTATCGGCATTGACGGAGACATCATCAAGATTGGTGCACGTACCTTTTTAAAGAACGAGAGGAAGGCACTGATGAACGACAGCTACGAACTTAACGAGGTTATCCGTCAGTTCCCGTTCACGGAGGACGAAGCGTTTCGTGACTCTACCAAGGCAAGTCTGTTCAACATCGGAAAGATATACGAACAGATTCAATACAACGATGAATTGTTTCCTAATCCTGTCGTGCAGGGCAACTTCTACTGGGAGGGCGGCATTGCAGACTCTAAGGTTGTATTCAAGCCAGAGGCTGACGGAAGGTGGCGGATCACGTGGATGCCAAACCCAGAGGACAGAAACTTGTCACGTGTAGAGAACGGAAAGCGCTTAGCACCAAACCATATGTACGGATGTGGAGGAGTTGACTCCTATGACCTTGACGCTACCGTGGACGGACGTTCCTCTAAAGGTGCCTGCCATATGTACCTCAAGTTCAATATGAAGTACCCAAGCAATATGTTCGTGGCAGAGTACGCCTCTCGTCCACCACTTGCACGTATCTTCTACGAGGACGTTCTGATGGCTTCTGTCTTCTACGGCTTCCCACTCTTAATTGAAAACAACAAGTACGGCATCGTAAGATACTTTGAATCAAGAGGTTACGATGGATACGTTATGGAGAGACCAGAACATTTGGGAGGTTCTACCAACCACGTCACGGTAAAGTCCAAGGGTATCCCATCAAACTCGCAGGATGTTATCCAGGCACACGCACAGTCTATTGAGGCGTACATCCACGAGCACGTAGGTATGAACAACGAGACTGGGGCGTACGGTAATATGTACTTTAACAGGACGTTAGAGGACTGGATTAACTTTAAGATTGATGACAGAACCAAGTATGACTTGACCATCAGTGCGGGTCTTGCACTGCTCGGTGCACAGAAGGTTCTCAAGGTCGTTAAGAAGGCTGACTTCTCTACCAAGGTGTTCTTCCGCAAAGGAAAAGACCTAAGTAGATAATTCCTACATTTGTAGGATATCTTAAGACACAACATTATATGGCAGATGATGCAATGTTGAGTTCAGGCTTAGGCTTCCCAGACCCGTTGGCACCACACCCAACGAAGGTATCTAAGGAGTACGGCTTGAAGTATGCGAAAGGCATATACGCTCAATGGGGAGGCACGGAGACCACTGGTTCTCTGTACAATAGGCGTTGGAAGCAGTTTCAGATAAACAGAGACTACGCTAACGGTACGCAAGATACAAATATCTACAAACAGATTCTTACGTCTCTGGACCCGAACAATGGAGACGGGGCACTGATGTCTTTGGACTGGACTCCAGTTCCTATCGTTCCTAAGTTCGTAAAGGTTGTCGTGAACAAGATTCTGTCCACAGAGCCATTCCCGAACGTAGACGCTATTGACCCAATCTCCCAGACTGAGAAGGATAAGGAGAAGGCAAAGATTAAGTTCCGCATTGAAAACAAGCAGATGTTCCAGCAGGCTAAAGATTCTGGCTTGGATGTCGGCTTTGACCCTAACGCAATACCAGACACTACCGAGGAGGCAGAAATCTTCTTGGAGTCGTCTGTAAAGACCTCGGCAGAGATTGCCGCACAGATTGCCACCAGACTTACTCTGTCTTGGAACGACTTTAACGAGCGCATCTACAGACGTAACGTAGAGGATTTAGTGGCTCTGGGTATCGCTGTTGTAAAGAGAGAGAACGACCCGAACTACGGCATCAATGAGAAATATGTAGATCCTGCATTTTTCATCCACAGCTTCACGGACGACCCTAACTTCACGGACTGCGTGTATATGGGTCACATCCAGCGTATGTCTATCCAGGAGTTAAAGCGTATTGCTGGAGACCAGTTCACGGAGGACGAGTACAAGAAGATGGCTACCACCGTTGCCAACAGACTCGGTAATAATGCCGACAGACTGATGGATATGCACTTTGATCCGTCACTGACTTCCTACAACTACGGATACGATGAGTACACCATCGAGGTGATGGACTTTGAGTTTATGAGCGTAGACCCAATCATCTTTGAGAAGAAGAAGTCACGTTTCGGTAACGAAGGATTTTACTACAAGGGATACAACTACAGACCGCCTGCACAGAGTGTGTACGAGCGTGAGCCTGTGTTTATGAACAACGCAACGCTGTACGGAGGTAGATACATTGTAGGTACAGACTACATCTTCGACTACGGCCTGAAGAAGAACATCCCGAAGAATATCCACGACCTAAGCAGAACTCGTTTCTCGTACTCTGTTGTGGCTACGAACATTCGCAGAATGATTCCTAAGTCTATGGTGTCAAGCGTCATCGGCTTTGCGGACCAGTTGCAGATTACCCACCTTAAGATTCAGCAGTCTATTGCTAAGGCTAAGCCTGACGGATTGCTTGTTGACATCGAAGGATTGGAGAACGTTCAGATTGGACGTGGCGGTGAATTGCAGCCTCTGGACATTCAGGACATTTACGAGCAGACGGGTATCTTCTACTACCGCTCTAAGAATGCTGACGGAAGTTTCCAGAACCCTCCTGTCCGTTCACTGGACAACAGCATCAGAAACATCAACGAACTGATTGGTATCTATAACCACGCACTTCGGATGATTCGTGACGCTACGGGTATCAACGAGGTTATGGACGCATCTTCACCAAAAGGTGAGCAGTTGGTAGGCGTACGTCAGCAGGCTATGCAGGCTGCAAATAACGCCCTCTACGACATTACTAACGCATCTATGGTACTGTACCGCAGAGTGTGTGAAGACATCGTTAAATGCCTTCAAATCATCCCTGTGAGCTCTGTGTTGTATAAGTCGTACGAGAACGCTATCGGCAAGGAGAATATGCAGGTGCTGAGTTCGTTCAGAGACCTTCCTATGTACAACTTCGGTGTACGTGTGGTTACTGAGATGAACGACCAGGATAAGGCGTATTTGGAGCAGAACATTCAGGTAGCACTGAGCACTGGCGAGATTGACTTGGAGGACGCTATCGCTGTAAGACAACTTCGTGACGTAGACCAGGCAGAGAAGCTGTTGGTGGTTAGACGTAAGAAGCGCATCAAGCAGAAGCAGGAGATTGCTGCACAGAACTCTCAGATGCAGGCACAGGCGAACATTCAGACGGCACAGGCTACTTCACAGGGCGAGGCTCAACTGGAGCAGTTAAAGTCTCAGTTGGGGATGCAGAAGATGCAGATGGAGGCACAGATTCAGGCCCAGATGATGCAGATGGAGTACAGCCTAAAGATGCAGTTAGAGCAACTCAAGTTAGGTGTTCAGCAGCAGCAGGACCAGGAGAAGACCCAACAGATGGAGCAGATGGAGCAGATGAAGGAAGACCGCAAGGATGAGCGTATTTCCAAGCAGGCTGTCCAGCAGTCCAAACTCATCTCTCAGAGACAGGGCAAGAGACCTGAACTATCTGAAGAACAGGAGGATGACATCCTAAAGATACTGACTGGAGAATAATGTATATTTGCAGAACATAGTGTTGACCCTTGATTTTTGAACCTTG